CTGGATTAGTTTCCCCCCAAAACGATTCGAGAAGCCATGAAAACGACTGAGAAGCCCTCAAAAGGTCACGAAACGCCCGTAGAAGCCCTCAAAAGCCCTGAAACGGTTTTGGGTAGGGACACAGACCTGCAAATCCCGCAAATTGGCGTACAAACCCCACGAATTCACACGCCGCTAAACGATTTACCTTCACGCGGGGGCGAATTGATCGACTTGGCGACTGACTTGGGTATCGATCTCATGGAATGGCAAAAATTTGCACTTATCCACACGCACAAAGTCAAACCTGACGGTCGCTGGGCAACCCCAGTCAACACGATCGTGGTCGCACGTCAGAACGGAAAATCATTTTTGCAGCTGATAAGAATTCTTGGCGGTCTTTTTCTATGGGACGAAAAATTGCAAATCGGTTCGGCGCACCGCTTGTCCACGTCGCTGGAACAATTTAGGGCAATGGTTCAAATGATCGAAGGCAATGACAACCTGGCAAAACAAGTCAAGAAGATTCGCTGGCAACACGGTGGCGAGGAAATCGAGACAATGACGGGCAACAGGTTCATTGTGCGTGCGGGCGGTTCGGCTGCCCGTGGTGTTTCCCGACCTTCGACGATTCACTTGGACGAATTACGCGAAATGACAGACATCGAGAGTTTTGCGTCACTTCGGTACACGCTTATGGCTGCTGCCAATCCAATGGTCATGGCGTACACAAACGCGGGCGATTCCAGTTCGGTTGTGCTTAATCAATTTCGCGATCGCGCGCTGGCAAGCATTGCAGGCGTTGAGGACGACATAGGCTATTTTGAATGGTCAGCACCGACCGACGAAATCAGCGTGGAGAATGCGCGGCACGCTAATCCTTCAATGGGCACATTGATTCACGCAGATAATATCAAAAGCGTTTTGAACGACCCTGCTGACGTTGTAATGACCGAGGTATTGTGTAGGTGGGTTGTGGCAATAAATAGCGCCGTGGATTCTGCCAGTTGGGGCAATTGCCTAGACAAAGCAGCTGATCTTGACCTTGATAAGTTGACGTGGCTTGCAATCGATCTTTCGCCCGATCGTAGGCATGCAAGTTTGGTCGGCGCGCAAAAACTTGGCGAAGAAAAGTTTGTGGTCAAACTACTGCACACCTGGCAAAACGATCTTCAATTAGACGATAAGGCAATTGCTAATGACCTTGCAGATTACGCCCGTCGTTATCCAACCGAATACGTGCTTTACAGTCGAAAGACCAGTGCAGCCGTTGCCGCGCGTTTAGCACCAGCGGGAATTCCAATTTTCGACATGGACGGCGTTTATCCGCAGGCATGTGACGAAATGCTTAGCGCAATCAATTCAGGGCGTTTGAAACACCGTGGTCAAAGCCAATTATCGGAAGAAGTTCTGGCAGCCGTTCAATTGCGTCGTGGGGACGGTGGTTGGGTGATTGGAAGGCGTGCGTCACAGTCGGTTGTTTGCGGGGCAGTGGCAGTCAGTCTCGTTTCTCACTTTGCGACACGCCCAGACAATGATCTTGACATCATGGTTGGTTGATCGTATAACCCTGACACAATTTGGGCATGGGATTTCGTGATCTATTTACGCCGAAGGTCGAGGCTGCCGTTCCAGCCGAAACCTTAAACGTTGACGCAGCTGCGGTTGCGCCTTATTACACCGAAGTTGGAAATTTATTCCTATTCGGTGGAATCGTTACGGCTTCACGCGCCGAGGCAATGAGTGTTCCAACCGTTGCGCGTGCGCTTGGAATTATTCAAACAATTGCGTCATTGCCAATGCACACACGAAACGAGGCAACAGGCGAAAAGGTAACGCAACCGCGTGTTATCAATCAACCTGACCCACGAATTCCAGGGTCAACATTTTGGGCTTGGATTATTTCGGATTTGTTTTTCTTTCCTTCAGCGTATGCGTACGTTATGGACAGATACGCAGACACAGGAAAAATTCGCGCAATGGAACGCATTGCACCTGAACGCGTAACAATTACGACAAACGGCATGGGTTATGAAATTGCAACGTATTCAATTGACGGTGCGTTTGTTGACCCAGCCAACCTTGTTGTCTTTCAAGGTTTCCAAGAAGGTTTGCTAAGTCGCGCAGGTCGCACGATTCGCGCAGCCGCAGCGTTGGAACGTGCTGCAATGAATTTTGCAGTTGAGCCAATTCCACAAATGGTTTTGAAATCAAACGGCACATCATTGCCCGCTGATCGTGTTTCAAAATTACTGACCGCGTGGAAAACCGCGCGTGCTTCACGTTCGACTGCATTTCTCAATGCTGACGTAACACTTGAAACGCTTGGGTATGACCCAAAGAATTTACAGTTGAACGAAGCGCGCAATTACGTTGCACTTGAATTATCTCGCGCCGCTGGACTTCCAGCGTATTTCACTGACGCGCAACAATCAACATTTACTTATTCAAACGCGTTAGACAAACGCCGCGACCTGGTGGATTTTGCGTTTAGAAATTACATGTCAATAATTGAGGAACGCCTTTCGTTTGCTGATTTCACACCAGCAGGAAACAAAGTGCGTTTTGACCTTGACGACTTCTTGCGTGGCAATCCTTACGAGCGCGCGCAGGTTTATGAAATCTTAAATCGAATCGGCGCAATGTCGATCGACGAAATACGCGAGGAAGAAGATCTACTGCTATGACAAAAAAAGTAATTACACCAATGACAATCACCGCAGCTGATTCAAACAGTCGCACAATCACCGGTCGCATTGTTACATTTGAGGAAACTGGCAACGCTTCAATTGGCAAGGTTCAATTTGCAGCGGGTTCAATTAAACCAACGGCAGTTTTGCTTAATCTCGAACATGATCGCACACGTCGCATTGGCAAAACACTTTCAATTGAATCGAGTGCCGAAGGTATCGACGCAACATTCAAAATTGCAAACACCACTGCGGGAACTGACGCATTGGTTGAAGCGCAAGAGGGTTTGCGCGACGGATTTAGCGTAGAAGTTTCATTTGACGAATACGAGACACTTAAAGACGGAACAGTCAGAATTCTTGCGGGTGAATTGACTGGTGTTGCATTAACTAGCGAACCCGCAATCAGATCAGCACGCGTCGAATCAGTCGCCGCAACAACCGCTGACGAAAATGAAGTTTCAGATTCGACAATCGAACCTGAAGTCACACCAACAACAGAAGGAGACGAAGTGGACAACACCGTCACAAACGCGGAAACCGTCGAGACGGTAGAAGCCGCACAGTCAGTAACGGCACAATCAAACGCCGTGGGTGGTTGGAAATCAACACCACGCATTGAAATCACTGCTGCAAAGTACCTAGAAAACAAGGTTCTTGCTGCAACAGGCGACGAATCAGCGCGTCAATACGTTTTGGCAGCTGACAACACAACAGACAACGCTGGACTTGTTCCAACACGTCAGTTGACTGAAGTCATCAACGGACTATCAACAACAATTCGCCCAAGCATTGACGCGATTTCTCGCGGTGCATTGCCTGACGCTGGAATGACTTTTGAAATTCCAAAGATTACACAAGCACCAACGGTTGCAGTAACTGCTGAAGATGCAGCGTTTTCTGATACTGACCAAAATTCCGCATTTTTGAGCGTAGATGTCAAGAAGTTTGCTGGGCAGCAGAAATTTTCGGTGGAATTACTTACGAGGACTAGCCCTTTGTTCTATGACGAGTTACTTCGTAACATGGTTGCAGCAATGGCTAAGGCGCAAAACTCATACGTTAACGGGTTGTTAATTTCAGGCTCAACAACAGATGCAACAACAGTTGCAACATACCCAACTGCCACTGAATTGCTTGGAATTATTGGTCGCGGTGCTGCAAGCGTTTATGGCGCAACCGCAGGTCTTGCCAATCCATTCGCACGCAACATGATCGTTTCAACTGGTCAGTGGTCAAACCTAATGACTTTGAATGACGCTGGACGTCCTATTTATTCACAGGTTTCAAATCCTATGAATCAAGCTGGTGTTGCAGTTCCAACATCATTGACTGGAAACGTAGCAGGCTTAAATCTATACGTTGACCCAACAAACGGTGGCGACGGTGACGGAACGATCTTGGTTGTTAACCCTGACGCATACACATGGTACGAGGGAACTTCATACCAGTTGCGCGCAGAATCAACCGCTGACGGTTCAATCACAGTGGGTGTTTATTCATTCGGTGCAGTAGCGACAAAGATCGCAGCGGGCGCGTTTAAGAATAACAAGGCGTAACAAAAACAAACTAATCATGCGCTACGGTCACTCCCGAACGTAGCGCAGTAGTCGAGAGGAACGGAAATGCCAAGTATTGTGTCAACGGCGCAATTGCGCAGCGTGCTTGGCGTTTCCGTTTCACTTTATCCAGACAGTTATTTAGACGAAATTATCAACACCGCTGAAGCGGTCATTTTGCCCATGCTGGTTGCAAACACTTCAGCAATTAACGCTTACAAATTAGAATCTAACGTCGCGACGTATTACACGCAACGCGCACATCATTTTGTTGCTGGTCAATCAGTGGTCGTCACTGGATTACCCGCACCATTTTCAGCAACCGTCACAGTCGTTGACGTTAAAGAATTTCATTTCACCGCAGCAATTACCAGCGCGGACGTTACATTGCGTGACATTATTCCAACAGGCACGGCAACACTTTCAGGCTATTCCGCAGCTGAAATCTATGCCAACAGTGCGCCAATTGAATCAGCCGTGCTTGCAGTTAGCGTTGAAGTTTTCCAATCACGCGTTGCAGCAGGTGGTCAGATCGAAGGCGTAGATTTTCAAAGCACGCCGTACCGCATGGGTAGAAGTCTTACAAATAGGGTGTCCACATTACTTATGCCATTTTTAGACGTTGAAACGGTTGTTCAATAAATGCCAGCCAACGCCGTTTCCGATACCCGTGCAGCCTTAGCCAACGCGTTCAGCGCACTTTCTGCAAATATTTACCCAAGCGTCCCAGAATCGCCCATTCCACCAGCAATAGTGGTTGTCCCAGATTCGCCGTACATGGAAGTGGTTTTGCTAGGAAAGGCACAAACAAAAGTCAAGATCAATTTTGCGATCACCGCAATTGTTGCTTCAAATAGCAATGCGGGTTCATTAGACAATCTTGAAAAACTAATCATAGGAATTCTCGCGGCAATGCCCGCGGGATACGTTGTTGGCGTCGTAGAGAAGCCAACGGTGCTTGAAGTGGGTCAATCACCAATGCTCGTCGCAGACATTAACGTTTCAACCTACTACACACAGACAACATAAGGAGTAAAAATGCCAACAACAGTAATAACTGGGCGCGACGTCACCTTTACTATTGGTGGCAATAATTACGACGCCCAAGCGACAAGTGCAATCCTATCTAATAGCCCAACCATTGAGACTTACCAAACTTTAGACGGAAAAGTTTACAAACATATCGACGATCAGTTTACTTTTGACGTCGAAATGCTTGCAGACTGGGGCGCTACTGGTTCGTTGTGCGAAGGTTTATGGAACGCTACAGAATCAGCACCAAACACGGGAATTTCAACAGTGTTAACCGCCGCAAGTGGTGCTACATTCACATTCCAAATTCTGCCAGCGTTTCCAAGCGCGGGCGGTACTGCACCTGACGCGCAGACCGTTTCACTTTCATTCACCGTTATCGGTATTCCAGCCGAAGCGTTTTAGTTAAAAAAATCGGGAGACAAAATGAAACTACCAATCACAATTGAATATAACGACGGTACGCAGGCGACATATACGGCTGCGCCACCTGAATGGGTCAAATGGGAAAAGTCAACAGGCAACACAATTAGCCAGGCACAAGAAAAGATAGGAATTTCCGATCTTGTGTTTCTTGCTTATCACGCTATGAAGCGTGAGGCAGCAGGGAAGCCAGTCAAGCCAATCGAGGCATGGACTGAAACTATCGGCGAAGTGATAGTCGGTGAGGCAAACCCAAAAGTTACCCAGTCGGAAGCCTAAGTCGAATCGTTTGGGAAGTAGCCCTGGCAACGGGGCTACCGC